CCCCCTGCGTCCCCCGATCTCCCCCTGACCATAGTTCTAAAGTTACCTTAGTTTTTTTATTAACTAACTAATGGTTTCTCAACATGACTGAACAATTACTTCTATCAGAAAAATCCTTAGCAAGAAAGTGGGGAATTTCTCACAAAACCTTGCAAAGGTGGCGTTGGCTCAAAATGGGTCCCGCTTACATCAAAATCGGTGGCCGTATCAGGTACAGCACCGATTCCATCAAGGATTATGAGACTAGCAATAGTCACTTAACTCCAATTCCTCCTTCTACCCCATTATCAACTTCAATTATTTAATATTATGAATAACACGCTAACCATAGAGAGTGCTCGTCATATCCCAATCGGGGAATTGTCAGAGCTAGAAATAAGTAAATTGGTGTCTTTGCAAAAGGACTCAATTACCAATCTTGATCAAGCTAAACGATTAAAGGATTGGCTCGATTCTGCCATATCGCTTAAATATCAGAATAAATCAACTGAAACCAGACAGCTTCATGACAAAGCAACTGGCACAATCCACTTTAATGATGGAAATTTTAAGATCACTTCCGTTGTCACAAAAAGAGTAGATTGGGATCAAGTCAAACTTAAAGAAGCCGTTTCAGAAATTAAAGAATTTGGCGATAATCCTTATGAATATGTCACTATCACTTACAAGCTTTCTGAAACCAAATTCAATGCTTGGCCAGAATACATCAAGAAATTCTTCAGACCTGCCAGAGTCCTAAAAACAAGTAAGGAAACCTTCAAGATTGAAGAAATTAAGGAGGTTGGCCATGAATAATTTACCAATAATCAGCGCCGATGAGCGTCTAAAAGAAACTAGAGGAATTAAAGGTTGTATCTTTGGAGCCAGCGGAATTGGCAAAACTAGCCTGCTTTGGACTCTTGATCCAAAAACTACTCTTTTCTTTGACTTGGAAGCTGGAGATCTAGCGGTTGAGGGATGGTCTGGAGATACAATTCGCCCTAAAACTTGGGAAGAATGTTGTGATTTTGCCGTATTTATTGGTGGCGCAAATCCGTCTCTTCGTCCTGAGCAAAAATTTAGCCAAGCACATTTTGACGCTGTTTGTAAAAAATTCGGCGATCCAAAATCTCTAGATAAATATGAGACTATCTTCATCGACTCAATAACTGTTGCTGGCCGTCTTTGTTTCCAATATGCAATGGGCAGGCCAGAGGCGATATCTGATAAATCAGGAAAACCTGACACTAGAGGCGCTTATGGTTTACATGGTCGTGAGATGATTAATTGGCTTACCCATCTTCAACATACCAGAGCCAAGAGTATCTGGTTTGTCGGTATTTTAGATCAAAAGCTCGATGACTTCAATCGCAAGATTTACTCTCCTCAAATCGAAGGATCAAAAACTGGTTTAGAACTTCCAGGCATTGTTGACCAAGTCATAACAATGGCTGAGGTCAAGCAAGATGAGGAAGATTCTTATCGAGCATTCATCTGCCAAACACTCAATCCCTTTTCCTATCCAGCAAAGGACAGATCAAGGCGATTAAACGTAATTGAAGAGCCTCACTTAGGCAAACTAATGACAAAGATTAAGTCAGAAGCAAAGCCCATCGCTGAGCATCTCCAATATTCAAATTTTAACAATAATAACTCAAATAAAGGTAAATAATTATGTGGAACGATTTTAACAATTCAGACAATCAAGCATCTTACGATTTAATTCCAAACAACACTCTAGTAAAAGTTAGAATGCAAATCAGACCAGGCGGTCATGATGATTCTAATCAAGGATGGAGTGGTGGATACGCAACCAAAAACCAAAATACAGGATCGATTTATCTTTCCTGTGAATTTGTAGTTTTGGAAGGTGAATTTGCTAGACGCAAAATATGGAGCCTTATTGGTCTTCATTCAGAAAAAGGCCCTGAGTGGGCAAATATTGGCAGATCTTTTGTAAAAGCCATTCTCAATTCTGCAAGAGGTGTAGCTGAATCTGAAACTGGCGAAAAAGCTCAAAATGCCAGACGTATTAATGGTCTAAAAGATTTAGATGGCATTGAATTTGTTGCCAAAATTTCTGTGGGTAAAGATCAAAATGGTGACGGCAAGAATGAGATCAAATTTGCTATAACTCCTGACCATAAGGATTATGCTAAATTGATGGGAAATATTTCTATCCCAGTAGCTAATACTCCAAAATCACAGGCTACACAAAGTAGTAATCGTCCAGCTTGGGCTCAGTAATCAAATAAATTAAAGGTAATTTAAAATGATACTGAGACCAAGACAGCAAGAATTTGTAGATAAGAGTGTTGCCTCCTTAAAAGAGCATGGCAACACTCTGGGAATAGCTCCAACAGGTGCAGGCAAAACTTTGATTCTATCCAAAGTCACTGGTGAGATAATTCAAAAAAAGCAAAAAGCTCTAATTCTTGCTCATCGTGATGAGTTAACTTCTCAAAATAGGGATAAATTCCTTAAAATTAATCCTAAATTTTCTACATCAATTTTTGATGCTAAAGAGAAGTCATTCGCTGGTCAGGCTGTTTTTGCTATGGTGCAAACATTGTGCAGGCAAAACAGCTTAAACCAGATTCCTAAAATTGATTTTCTGGTAATTGATGAAGCACACCATTCAACCTCTGATTCTTACCAAAGAATTATCGCTCAGGCGAAAAAGCTAAATCCTAACATTCTAATTTATGGTGTAACCGCAACACCAAACAGAAGCGATAAGAAAAATCTATCTGGTGTCTTTTCTAATGTTGCTGATCAAATCAGAATATCAGAATTAATTGCATCAGGTCATTTAGTGCCACCAAAAACCTACATCATAGATGTTGGTACGCAAAGAGATTTAGATAAAGTCAAAAAAACTGCCGGTGATTTTGATATGAAAGAAGTTGAGGAGATTATGAATAAATCTCCGATCACTCAGGAGGTTTTTAATAAATGGCAAAAATATGCAAGTGATAGAAAAACGGTAATTTTTTGCTCCACTATTAAGCACGCAATTTCAGTTGCGGAAATTTTTAATAATAATGGCGTCAAAACAGTTTTAATTCACGGCAATTTAACTGATTTAGAGAGGAAAAATACTCTAGCCGAATATGAAGCTGGTGATGCAAAAGTAATCGTAAATGTAGCAGTCCTAACCGAAGGCTGGGATTATCAGCCAACTTCCTGCGTTGTTTTACTCCGCCCTTCATCATTTAAATCTACTATGATTCAAATGATAGGCAGAGGACTTCGAGTCGTATGTCCTGATCTCCATCCAAATATCACCAAAGATGATTGCATTATTTTAGATTTTGGAACTTCTAGTCTAACTCATGGATGTTTAGAAGTTGATGCAAATTTAGAAAATAACAAAAAATCAGATAAGAAAAAGCAACCAAATTCACAGAAAAATTGTTTTGAATGTGATGCTCTAATTCCATCCGCTTCAAAAGAATGTCCCTTATGTGGTGCTGATCTTCATATCTTAGAACAGGAAGAGGCAAAAGAAGAATTGACTGGTTTTGAGATGACAGAAATTGATCTACTTACCAAAAGATCAAATTTCAAATGGTGCGACTTATTTGATGATGAATCTTCCTTTATGGCCTGTGGCTTCAATGCCTTTGCTGGAGCTTTTCTGCTCAACAATAATTGGCATGCAATTGGTGGTAGTGAATTTTTAAGAATAAAATTATTAGCACATGGCTCAAAACAAATTTGCCTTGCTGCAGCTGATGACTTTCTCAATGAAAATGAAACTTACGAGAACGCCTATAAATCCAAAAAATGGCTGGGTGAGGCAGCATCAATAAAGCAGATCAATCTTTTGCCTCATAAATACCGAACTGACTTTGGTATCACCAAATATAAGGCAGCCAATCTTCTTAAATTCCATTTTAACAAAACAGCGATCAAGAGCCTGCTACTAGGAGATGTGTCATGAAAGTCTGTCAAATATGCAAAAGAGAAGCAGGAGGTTTTGGATTTATTCCACCACCACTCAGGGCTGGAGATCCAAGGAATCAGAGA